GCCACTGTATGGATTAGAGCAATACGCTCAGGTCTCTTGCAGAGGAAGCCATAGTAGAACTTCAGGCTAGAGAACCCAGTTTCACCATAAGGATCATCCTTATCAGCAGTATCACGGCCCGGAACCTTAGTGATGATGCTGAACTTACCAGAGTTGGCATTGCTCATCTGATAGCCAATGGTATTGAATGACTCTGAACCAACGATAAGAATTGGGAACACGTCATACTTGCCATTAGTCTGACGATATCCATCGCCATTCGTAGCAGTAGCACCGACACCACCCCAGTGGAGCATCTCAGGAACCTGCACAAAGCGCAGATGACCGATAGAACCAATTTCACCACGGAGAATGTTGGTAGCAGCGGCATACTGGTGAGTCGGAACAAAAGCCTTGTTGCCGAACTTGTCAACCATATCTTCAAGCAGAGGAACCACTTCTGAACCAACATAAGCAATACGAGCCGCAGGAATCGTCTTCGTATCAATCATGCGGGAACCATCAATGATCTTCGTGCTTCTCGGGCAACGGTTGTCATCAAGGATCTGGTCAACCTTGCGGATAACGTCATAGTTGACGATATCAGGAGCAGCACCAGAAGCAGTAACCTCATCCTTAGCCGTAGCAGCACCTGGGAACAGAAGCACACCAGCAGCATCGAGAAGATCCATCTGGAGCATGGCTTCCTGCATCTGAACCATGCCGTTCATCAGTTCACGAGAAAGATGACCACGGAGTTCTGAATCAGAATCGAATTCTAGAGACTCACGAGACCACTCATAGAAGACACCAAGCTTAATGAAGGTACCTTCAATTTCAGTACGACTGAAGCCAACTCTATTGACTCTGCCACCATTCTCACCAACCACAGGGAGCATACCCTTGATGACACCGATATCCTTGCTGGAACCATAGAGGTTACCATTGGCAATGGTGGCACCAGAAGCATCGATACCCTGATCGTTGACGTTGCGATCATCTAGCAGAGGCAGATAATGATAGAGCTTGATTCTCTTGCCATAGTGCTTGGGCATACCAATGCTGTCAGCAAGAGGAGTAAAGTAGGCTTCCTTACGAGCTTCCGTAAGAGACTTGCGGAGCCAGTAGAAAGTGTTCATTTGATCCGAGGGAGAAGCATAGTCGATAGATGACTTGCCAGCGTTAGCGCCTGTATACCCCGGATCATATTGTAGACCAGTAAATGGCATAATTTATAATCCTTTAGGAATAATCTTTAAATTGTTTATCGAACTCTTCATCACTTAAAGAGAACGGATCTACGAAATTAACATTAGTTTTCTTAGATCTACCTGATGGGGCAGCAGCTTTAACTTGAGCATTGTTGGTTTGGGGTTGCTTCAAAGTTCCCTTTGGAAGTCCTTGAACTCTTTGCATCTGTTGCATCTGAGCCTTTTGCTGGAGCAAATACGTTCCAACTTGTTGATAAGCATCCAAGAATGACATATTGTCTGGAATTTGGCCCAGAGTACGGAGCCTATTCATCTCTTCTGTAATCGTCTTAAAGACCCCAGTGTTTCTTTGATGATGAATAACACTCAAAATATCTGGAGAATTCCAGATCTGGGCTAGACTGGCCTGATCCCAGTTACCGATCTCTTTAAGAGTATCCTGACCATCTGGAGTAGATCTTAGATCTTCCAAAATGCCTTGAATAGCAATTTCTTGATCGGAAACTTGGTGATTGCCCGGAACATACTTGGGAGCTGTATCACTCATGTCCAGATCCAGCGGATCAATCTTATGATCCTTTAGGAACTGGGCAATGGCTTCAGGTTTACCCTGAGCCAGATCAATAAGATTGTTAATCTTATCTTCTTCAAAAAGACCAGCATTCTGAAGCATAGCCATCTTCTTGCGGTACGGAGCAAGAGATTGCATCTTGTGGGTGTAATTGGCACCCATTTGCATTAGCCTAATGGCTTCAGAAGGATCTTTCAGTTGAATTGTCTTCCCATTAGCCTTAATGGGAGACATCATTGTTTCGTAGAACTTCTTGTAATCAGGTTCTACATTCTGAGCAGGAGGATTTTCCTCTTCCTCATTTGCTTCTGGTTCTTCAGAAGCAGAATTCTGTTCTTCACCAGCAGGAGGAACCTGTTCATTCTGTTCCTGTGCTGGTTCATTAGTTTCAGCCTGTTGCTGTGGTTCAGATTCTTGCTGAACAGGTTCTGCCTGTGATTCTTCAACCGCAGGAGGAGCTTCGTTCATAATTTCATCATCTGACATTGTGAAAAAGTCTTTACTCA